CCTCTGACACAACGCCAGCTCAGTCCCAATTGGCCGCTGCTCAAATGGTGTGGCCCTAGTGCCAGGCTCAAGTTGAGCTAAAGAGAATGTGCCATTAATAAAGCGCACAGTTGTATTCACACCACCTGTTAGCGACACAGTGGTTCCATTAGCAATAGCAGTACCGCCTACCGTTGCTGTAGCAGTACCAGTCCAGCTTAAGGTATAAGTTCCCGTTCCTAAATTGATACCTTCGACTACTTGTTCAACACCACCAGCTGGAGCGGTGACAGTACGAACGTTGGCGGAATCGGCCCAAGTAATTGATTGACCAGACGTGACAACCCGCCAGCGATCCAGCGTGTATTGGTTGGCCCCACTGGTTGCAGTACCAGAAACATAACCACGTTGGTTGATTGTAGGGTTGCCGTTGATTACAGCGTTGCGGAATCCGCCGATAGGGCCGCTGTTGATTGATGCTACGTTAAGTGTGCTCATGTTCAGCCCTCGTACAGGATGTTGATCGACCCCGCGTCAAAGGTGTCGGTGCCGTTGTCGCTGGTAATGCGAATCCGATCCAAAGTGCCGGAAAGAGTTTTATCTCCGGCAGTCCAACCTGTAGTGTTTAAAAGATTACTATAGTTCCACGTGCCAGTTGCAACCCATGTATTACTGCTAATGTTATTAAAGACCACGGAACCCGTAAGTTGATTGACGTTTGCACCATTGAAGAGAGCGATTCCAGCAGTACTGCTAAAAGTGCCACCAGCCGCTAAGGTTCCTTGCAAAAAATTGGTAGTGCTAGTATAGCCAGTAGTTTCTACTCCACCACTATCTCCCAATTGAATCAAGCCGTACGCATTTCCGCTTAGGCTTAAAGTATGAAATACCACGGTAAGCCGTTTGACCCAGCTCGGAATGCCGGTGAAGTCCACTGAGGTGCCGCTGGTGGATGCCTTGGCGGTTTCCAGCACCATCTTGCTCAAAGGTCCTCCACCCGTTGGCAGCACTATTGTGCTGTTATCGCTTACTGCTGGAGCATCAATTTCAATGTAGCCCGAGGTCGAGCCATTAAGTCGTAAAGTCATGATGATGATGGGTTAGCGGAAGATGGCGACGTTAACAAAAACAGCATCAAACGAAGATCCTGCTCCTGTAAAAGTTCCTAGTCTTAAAGAGCCTGCAGCTTGATTGCCGCTGTTATGAAGTGGTGCGTGCAGGATTCCAGCATTTGTTCCAGAGGTTCCTGCTATGCCAGTGACTGTATAATTAGCATCCACCATTGCCGTCGTAAACGTCACCGTATAATCACCAGTGGCATTCTTCAACACACTCGTCACATTCCCACTTGCGCGGATCGTCATGTTGGTTCCAATCGTCCCAGTCCCATCAAAGTTGACCCAAGCCCGACACCCGTAAATGGGGGCCGTGCCAGTCTGTGCGCCGCTGAGCTTGGCTGCTGTGATGTTGGCATCGGCAATGTCAGCCGTTATGACACTTGCATCTGGCAATCCACCAGCATTAATTCCGGTTACGGTTCCGGCTCCGTTAATAGTAATAGGCATAATTAAACAATGCTCCAAGCAGAACCAGAAGGAATGACCACTGCCACACCACTGTTAATTGTTACTGGACCAGCAGTCACAGCATTCTTACCAGCAGTAATGGTGTAGTTGGTAGTAATGGTTTGACTATTTTCATAAAATACATCATCCGTACCACCACCCTTTGCACCACCCCCGATAGGAAGCCATCCAGTGCCGTTATACCCCTCATAGGCAAGTAGGTCCGCATTGAACCGTACCATGCCCGTGTTGGGGCTTCCAGGGCGTTGTCCGGTGGTTCCTACGGGAAGATCAAAGTACCCAGTAGCACTGTTATCAATGTTACCCGTAATGGTATCACCAGCCTTTTGAAGGGAGGTGCTGATGGCTGATGCGGCAATAGACGCGGATGTTGCGGCTGAACTTGCGGCTGAACCTGCGGACGTGGCTGCATTATTAGCAGTATTAGTAGCAGCCGTAATCTGTGCTTGAAGACCAGCCGTGCTTTGATTTTGAGCAATGTTAGCTGTTTCCTGTGATAAATACAGGACCTGATCAAAGTTAAAGTTTAGATCATTAGCTTTGATGGATGACCCTGGAAAAAACGTAGCCTGAAGGGTTTGATCATCCGTACTACGATCAAGAAGAACCGTAGCCCCTACTGATGGAGCGGTGACAAATTCAACCGTGGTAGCGTTGGCAAAGGTGTATTGAGTTATAATCGTCTGAAGAACACCGTTAAGGTATACATCAATATCAGACGTAACTAGATATGGGAAGGTAATAGAGAATAGCTTGTTAGTGCCATTCCCCGTGTATGTGTTGCTAGTGATTGCCATTTTGTGGGGTTACTTACCGAAGTTAACTAATTGATTAATCCGTTCCGTTTCAGTTTCAATATTTTGCTGTTGAATTTCTGCTTGACTTGCGAAATTATCTTGATTTTGAGCAAATTTAAGTTGACCCACTTGACGGATTTTTTCCTCAAGATCAGGCCGTTCTGTAATTAAAGCCATTGATGCCCTACCGTGAGCATTTGTAAGGATCTCTTTGGTTCTACGAATAAAGAGTGGATCAACATATTCTTCACCCCGCTCCAAAGTTTTCCCTTCGTATTTCTTTTGGCTATCTTTAAATTCAGAACTATTAAACCATTGCTTCAATTCATTAGGCAGTCCACCATTGTTCCACATCAATTCTTTCAACCTTACCCTAGCTTGAGGATCTAACGTAATTCCATCTTGAGTTTTTTTGTAATCAATTGTTGGCCAAACTTCCAATTCAATAAGCTTTTGAGCTACTGGATCTTTATTAACATCAATAGCTTCAAAGGGAAGGGTAGAGTTACGAAGACCACCACCAGGATTTAGCATAGGCTTTCCAGTAAGAATACTAACATCATAAGGAATGTTTTGCTTACTAAGCCAAGGCATCATATCTGCCAATTTCTTTTGAGTCCAAGATTCATACTCACGGTAGTAAGGGTCGGACGTATTTGCCCATGCCTTTCTAAAACCAGCTCCAGGAATAAAGGAATTAACAAAACCCAAAGCCGCCGAAGTTGCGCGATCAGCAGGGCCAGTAGGTTCTCCAAAGCGTTCCTTTGCCTTCATAAAATCTGTAACTGAATCGTAAGGATTACTCAATACCGAAAGATTATCAAGGCCAGCAAGATAACTCTTCTCTGTAAAACTAGCAGCAATAGCAAACCCTAGTCTGGTTGCTACCTGATCGAGTTCTTTAATGGAACCATTACGTTCCATGTGTCCCAAATCAGCAGCAGCCGCAATCCAATTGGATAGGGGTTCAAACCAGTTGTAGGATACCCATTGATTGCCAATTTTAATCGAACGTGGAAGGATTCCAGCAACCCGCCACCGTTCACGTTCATCTTTAGACATGGGCATGTTTCCGCTAATATGACCAGCCCACGCATGAGTATAACCAAAGGAAACAAGGAATGATCCAATAGCTTCACGACCCTGATACTCTGCAATTTTTAAAGTATCTCCCTTAGAAATTGCATCTTTGTATCCGCCCATGAAATTTTGCAGAAGAGGAGATGTTGCTCCAGGGGTCATCTGCAATTGATACCGCATGATATTGGCAGGAGTTCGCACAAAGGGGAACATATATTTACCAACAGGAATACCCAAAGGAGAAGCCCTTTCAATCATATTAGAAAGGCTATTTACAAATCCACCTGGGTCCTCTTGATAAGTAGCTCGCTCAGCAAACTCTTGTAAAGCCTTATCCTTAATTTGACCTGTTTTAAAATCAACGTTCCGTTCAAGCTCACGAATAGCTGTTTCATTAGCTGCTGCAAAGGCTGCCTTGTTAGTGGCTTTTGCTTCAAATGCTTTTAAAATAGCATCCTCATAAATTTTCTGCCGAACAGCAACTGTTTTTACAAAGTCATCAGTAGACATCATAAGCCTACTAGGAAGATCAGTCCAGTTATTAATAGCATGAACAAATTTAAGAGTACCCGCAGCAGCTCGTTGTGCTGGATTTACAGCAGCATCAGCAATTGCATCAACCTCTGCCATCCGTTCTGCTTTTCGCAGCACACTCACTTCATTCCAAGTAGCAGGAACACCACTTTTCATGGTAACCGCAGCCACATGAAACGCATCTTGAATGCTGCTAAACGCACCAATCATTCCTGCTCCAGCGGCTCCTATGAGACGGTCATCACCTTCTATAACGCCTCTGATGCCAATTTCCATAGGCTGGGCAAAGATACGAATAGCCGCACCCATGTTCCGTACAATGGTTTTAGGTCCAGAAAGAATGCTATTGAAATACAAACCAAGAGATTCCTTTCCGAAACTACGAAGGACAGTTTCTCCAAAGTTAATACTTTTAGAAGGATCTCCTTGTGCCAAAGATATGGCAAGAGCCATCATCCGCATTTCTTCAACACCAGTAGGATCTTCGGCGCGAATCCGTGCTTTAATGTCAGCAGCCCAAGTCTTAAGCATTCTTGGCGTAAGAGTAGTCTTATCTGCTTCGTTACCAGCTTCTTCGATCATCCGCTTATAAGCAGGAAATTTACCGAGAAGCAAGCGCCGACCAGCATCCAAACTATACCCTTCCTTACGAAGCATCATAAGGCCAATCAACCGATCCAGAAGGCGATCAGCTTGATTACCGTTTGTTAGATGAGCAGCATCAACATCCAACAAACTTTTAGATACCCGTGCCAACTCTTCAGCCATGCCTTGCATTGTTGCTTGAACAACAATCACTGCCTCATCCTCAATCATCTCTCCACTAGATTTAGTGAAAGTTTGACCTTGTTGACGCAAATACTTAAAAGCTAAATCCTTGGCTTCATCAGCAGAAGATGCTGTTTCCATCACTTCGGTAAATTTATCTACCAAAGCCGCTGTGTGTTTAGTCTTAAGTTTTTCCCAAGCAGCCTTGCCTTGATTACGATAGATTGCATTCAAAGCGTCAGGA